GCAACTGTTGAGAAGGAAGCTCGTAGTCAGGCCGTTAAAGCTGCGACTACCACTGTTAAGTCTGGGAGCGATGAGGCACCTTCTAAAAAGATTTTCCGAAGGTCAGACATTATTAAACTCATGCAAAGCGATCCTGACAAATACGATATGATGCAACCTGAAATTATGCAAGCATACCGTGAGGGAAGGGTTCGTTAATTAACAACTTTTAACAAAGGATATTTATCATGGCATTTTACCCCTCTGGTGACTTCGTCATCAAATCTGAAGCCGATACCGCTGGTTTTGTACCGCAAATTTGGCAAGATGAAATCATTGCTTCTTACAAGAAGAATCTGGTTGTTGCTAACCTGATCAAGAAGATGAACTTCAAGGGCAAGAAAGGTGACTCTGTCACGTTCCCTGCTCCTGGTCGTGGTTCAGCTTCGGCTAAGACTGTTGAGTCTGCAGTTACGATGCAGCAGATGACTGGTACTGGCATCACCGTGAACATCGACAAGCACTATGAGTACAGCCGCTTGATCGAAGATCTCGCTGAAGTTCAGTCGCTGTCCTCACTGCGCCGTTTCTACACCGATGACGCTGGCTATGCTCTGGCTACCCAGATCGACACCGACCTGCTGAACAACTTCAGCAAGGCTCAAGCTGGCGCTGGTAACGCAACTTGGGACAAAGCTGTTATTGGTGGCGATGGCTCTACGAACTACACCTCTGGTTCGTCAAACGCTACTGCAATTACTGACGCTGGTATCCGTAAGGTTATCCAGACTCTGGACGACAACGATGTTCCGATGGACGGACGTTCACTTGTGATCCCGCCTGTTGCTCGTAACACGATGCTCGGACTGGCACGCTTTACTGAGCAGGCTTTTGTTGGTAACGGCGATTCTATCCGCAATGGTCAGATCGGTGATGTGTACGGCGTTAAGGTCTATGTTTCGACCAACTGCCCCACAGCTACTGGCGGTGCTCGTATCGCTGTCATGTTCCATCCTGAGTATGGTGTTCTAATTGAGCAACTCGGCATCCGTGTTCAGACTCAGTACAAGCAAGAGTACCTTGCCACGCTGCTGACCGCTGACACGCTGTACGGTGTTGGTGAACTGCGTGATACCTCCGCTGTTGGTATTGCTGTTCCTGCCTAATCGGGAATGACAATAGGGGGCTGGCTCACAAGGCTGGCCCCATTTTAACGACTAAGGAGATATAAATGGCTAACGCTACCGCTGTAACAACGAATCGGGGTAGAGAACAATTCCACGGTATCTTCAGTGATATGTGGGAAGTTCGTGCTACGATTGACGTTGATAGTCTACTCACTGGAGCTAGCGACACTGATACTGTTACTGTTCCTGGTGTTGCTCTTGGTGATGTTGTTGTTGGGTTTTCTTTAGGTGTAAGCCTTGCAGGTATTCAAGCTACTGCTTATGTATCTGCTGCTAACACGGTTACTTTGGTTTTCCAAAACACAACTGGTTCCACTGTAAATCTTGGTGAAACAACTATACGTTTAGTAGTTGCTCGTCCAGGGTTCTAAAACCAATCGGTTTTGCCTCTTCGGAGGCTTTTCTATAGCATCTTCACTGAGGTTGCTATAGAAAACTAAGGAGCAAAGATGATTCCTCGTTGTTTTCCTACCACCTATGCTACTACCAACGGCACTACTAAATGGGTTATTAATAAACTCGGTAGTACGACTGGATTAAAAGCATGGATTGATTACATCCCTGTAAAAAAATTAGGATCAGAGCCTGCACAGAAGAATACTTATTCAACTGGAATGTTGGCAGATGTTTTAGTAAGCACTACTGGTAAAGTTGCTGGTATTGATTACATCAATGTATATGAAGACGCATCGCTGACAAAAGCATGGTCAACTGATGCCGGTGGTTATATCCCAATCTGGTATTAAAATATGGCATTCTATCGTGGTGATGGTGGTTCTGGCAGCGGTAGTGTTACTAGCACACCTATTCCTGTTGGTCAAGGCGGCACTGGCGCTACTACAGCACAGGATGCTCGTACCAACTTAGGTGTAACTAAGACAGGTGAAGATACTACCTATGCTTTCCGTGCTAATAATCTTTCTGACCTTACTAGTGCCTCTACTGCCAGGAGTAATCTTGGACTTGGCACGGCAGCAACGTCAAATACAGGAGACTTTGCCACAGCAGCGCAAGGAACATTAGCAGATTCTGCAGTACAGCCTGGAGACTTAGCTACTGTTGCTACAAGCGGTGACTATGACGATTTAATTGATAAGCCTACTTTAGGTACAATCGCTTCTCAGGCAGCTAATAATGTTTCTATCACTGGTGGGTCGATTTCTGGTATTACTGATTTGGCAGTCGCAGACGGTGGAACTGGAGCTTCTACCGCTTCCGCAGCCAGGACAAACCTGCTGCCTAGTTATACAAGCAACGCTAACAAAGTCCTGGCAGTAAATACCGGTGCCACTGATGTAGAGTGGATTACTGCCGGCGCTGGAACTGTTACATCAGTTGATTTATCTGTTCCTACAGGCCTTGCTGTTAGCGGCAACCCTATCACCAGCAGCGGCACACTAGCAATTGCATTTGCTTCTGGTTATTCCATCCCCACAACTACTAAACAAAGCAACTGGGACACAGCCTACACAGACCGTCTTAAATGGGATGGTGGTGCTACAGGCCTTGATGCTGCTACTGGTAGAACCAGCCTTGGCTTAGGCACTGCCGCTACCACAGCATCGACTGATTACGCCGTTGCTGCCAAAGGCGTTACCAACGGAGACAGCCACGATCATAGTGGTGGCGATGGGGCACAGATTGCTTATAGTAGTCTCTCTGGTACACCGTCATTAGCTACTGTAGCCACGACTGGTAACTACACTGACTTGACAAACAAGCCAACTCTTGGTACAATCTCATCACAAGATGCTAATAATGTAAGCATTACTGGTGGCTCTATCAGTGGCATCACTGACCTAGCTGTTGCTGATGGCGGTACCGGAGCATCAACGGCTGCTAATGCTCGTGTTAATCTGTTGCCTTCCTATACTGGTAACGGCAGTAAAGTATTAGCACTTAATAGCGGTGCCACAGATGTTGAATGGGTTTCTAATGGCAACGGTACAGTCACCAGTGTAGACATGACTGTTCCTACTGGATTGGCTGTTAGCGGTAATCCAGTTACCAGCAGTGGAACACTAGCAGTTACCTTTGCCGCTGGCTACTCTATTCCTACTACGACTAAGCAAGGTGAGTGGGATACTGCGTACACCGATAGACTGAAGTGGGATGGTGGCGCAACTGGTTTAACTGCATCAACAGGTAGAACCAGTCTTGGTGCTACCACTGTTGGTAGTAACATCTTTACTCTGACAAATCCGTCAGCAGTAACATTTATTAGGATGAATGCAGATAATACTGTGTCATCCAGAACAGCATCAGAATTAAAAACAGATCTATCATTAAACAACGTAGAAAATACTGCCCTATCTACCTGGGCAGGCTCTAGTAACATTACCACAGTTGGTACAGTCTCTACTGGTACCATCAGTGGCGGTACTTATGCTTAATTAAGAGGAAATTATGGCAACGATCCTTACCAAAAAGAAAGATACCACTGGCGCACCAGTTGCCGGTGATTTAACCAACTCCACCGGTGGTGCTGAACTAGCTGTCAACACCGCTGATAAACGTCTTTATACCAAGGACAGTGGCGGCAACGTAGTTGAGGTTGGTACTAACCCTGGTGCTGCTGTTACCTTCACTGCTGGCACAGTAAGTGCTCCTGCTATTACCACTACTGGCGACACCAACACAGGTATCTTCTTCCCTGCTGCGGATACTATTGCCTTTGCAGAAGGTGGTGTAGAGTCGATGAGGATTGATTCGTCAGGGAATGTTGGTATCGGGACGAGTTCGCCTGCAACAAAACTTCATGCGATTGGAGCAGATACATCACAGCGAGGTCAGATTTCAGCGCAAGGATCATCTGGAAATGGTGGTCGTATAACAGTTTGGAGTGATAGTGCTTATGTTGGAGAGTTGGCTGCATCTAGTTCAAATTTAAGTTTATATACAGGCGCAGCTTTGTTATTTACTGCCGGTAGCTCCGAGCGTATGCGTATCGACTCCAGTGGTAATGTTGGGATTGGAGTTACGCCGAGTGCTTGGGGAACAAATAAAGCACTTCAAATTGAACGGGCTTCAATTACTTCTTTTTCAAGTATTCAATGCGATGTAACTCAAAATGCGTATTACGATGGATCTAATTGGAAATACATTGCAACTGATGAGGCATCAAAATACACTCAGTTTAATGCAAGACATATTCTTTATAGTGCAGATTCCGGAACCGCTGGAAATAACATTACCTTCACTCAAGTTTTTGAGGTAGCAAAAGACAAATCACTCGCTCTTCAAGGCGCAACCCCACAAACCGGCACAGGCATCACCTTCCCCGCAACCCAATCCGCATCCTCTGACGCAAACACGCTGGATGACTATGAGGAGGGGACTTGGACAGTTACATTGACCCCAAGCACTTCAGGAACAATAACTTTAAATTCTTCAGTTAACGAAGGAGCATATACAAAAGTTGGCAGAGTTGTAACTGTAACAGCACAAGTTACCGTGTCGTCTGTATCAAGTCCAAGTGGTGGTTATGTAAGTTTTTCTCTACCATTTTCTATTCCAGATTTAACAGATAACGCTGCCAGACCTTACTTTGCAGGAATTTTTCAACAAGGAAACAGTCCTTTTAACACATCAATAAATAGAGTCATTGGGATAGAGAATACTAGTTCCGTAAGATTTTATATTGATTCTTCCACTATTGCATCAGGCGATGAATTAGGTATTGCGTTTTCATATTTTGTTGCTTAATTATCTACACCGGATTAGTGTAGACGGACTTTAACTAGGAGAATTAAATGATTACTAAAGAAACAGTAGTAGACCAAATTACCGTAACCGAAAACGGCATTGTGCTATTCCGTGAGGCAACTCGGATTATTGAGGATGGTAAGGTTCTTACTCAGACCTATCATCGTACCAGTCTCACACCAGGACAAGACCTTGCAGGCCAGCCAGCTAATGTAGCGGCTATCTGTAATGTAGCTTGGACACCGGAAGTCGTGGCTGCGTATCAGGCGGCACAAGAGGCAGCTCGTATGCCTGCGCCAGAGGCAGCAGAGTGAACGAGAATCCTACGCTCACCCTGACGCTGGATCTAAACGAGGTCAACGGCATCATCGCTGCTTTGGCAGAGCTTCCAATAAAAAGCAACGCAATGTTTTTAATTGCTAAAATTCAACAGCAAGCTCAAACGCAAGTGCCAAATGAGGAAAAAGATGGCTGAGTTGTACAGATTAACCTCTCCATTTGGTAAGCAATACATTGGAATTGCTAAAAGCGGCATGATTAAACGCTGGGGTGTTCATTTGTGTGAAGCCAAAAAAGGTAGCAATACAGCATTACATAGAGCTATAAGAAAATACGGAGCAGATACTTTTAAAAAAGAAATTCTTGTAGTTGCTGATTATGACTACATCAAGGAATTGGAGTGCAAAGCAATTTCTGCATTTAATACATTTCATCCTTTTGGCTATAACTTAACAAAAGGCGGGGACGGAACAACTGGTCATAAGCTTTCAGAACAAACAAAAGACGCCATAAGACAAGCAACAAAAAAACGAATGGCAAAACCAGAAGCAAGAGAGCATTTGAGAAAATTAAATCTTGGCAAAAAGCAATCTCCAGAAACAATTGCAAAAACTTCTGGCGCTTTAAAAAGATATGTTTCTTTACATGGCGGTCCAATGACAGGGAAAAAACATTCCGAAGAAACAAAAGCAAAAATTGGAGCTGCTTCTAGAGGAAATAGAAATAGACGTGGATCAAAACTTACGGACGAACAAAAACAAAAATTATCTGTTGCGTCCAAATTAGCGTGGCAACGCAGAAAGACCAATGCAATGTTTCTGATTCAGAAAATAGCAGGACAGGTTCAACCACAGATGCCGGAGAAGGAAGATGTCGCAGCATAGTCCAGAAACCATTAAGCACGTTACCGATGGCTTGTCCATTGTCACAGTCATCGGCACATTAGCAGATATTCTGCCTGCTTTGGCGGCATTATTCTCACTTGTATGGTCTTTAATTCGGATTTACGAGACAGCAACTGTGCAAAAGTGGCTTGGTAAAAAATGAGGAGATTCTCAACTGGTGTAGTCTTAACACCCAATACTAAGACTACTCTGTATACTGTGCCAACTAAGCATATTGCAGAATGGTCTCTGCTGTATGCACATAACGGCACCGCATCAGCAAAGAACTTCTCTGCTTGGTGGTATGATGCCAGTGCTAACTTAGAAATACCAGTTGTTGTTGATTATCCTTTAGATGCTAAAGCATTTTTAAGGATTGACGGTGGTGCTATTGTTGTTTTACAAGAAAACGATGAAGTAAGAGCAAAGATTCAAACAGGAGCTACAGATTCTTCTGTAATTGTTACTTTAGACCTAATTCCACAACTGTCTGACATTAAATATAACTAGGAGATTTAAATGCCGCTGAAAAAAGGTTATTCACAAAAGACTATTTCTGAGAACATCAAGAAAGAAATGAAATCAGGAAAACCTCAAAAGCAGGCTATTGCAATTGCTTTGAGTTCTGCTCGGAAGTCTAAGCCTACAATGATGAAGCGTACAGGACGTGGACGATGAAACCAGGACTCTACGCCAACATCCAAGCAAAGCGTAAGCGCATCAAAGAAGGCTCAGGCGAGAAGATGCGTAAGCCTGGCACTAAAGGTGCTCCCACTGCTAAGGCATTTAGAGAAGCTAAAAAGACTGCGAAGAAATAATGGTTAAGAAGGTATATCAGAACCCAGAAGGCGGTTTAAACGCCAAAGGCAGAGCCTACTTTAAGCGCACTGAAGGAGCTAATCTAAAGCCTCCAGTGTCCTCTAAACAGGCTAAGAAGTCTCCTAAGGCTGCTGCACGGCGTAAGTCATTCTGCGCTAGGATGTCTGGTGTACCTGGACCAATGAAGGATGAAAAAGGCCGACCAACAAGGAAGGCATTAGCACTGCGTAAATGGGATTGTTGACATGGCTACCACATACCTACAATTAGTAAACGATGTCTTGACTAGGCTAAGAGAGCCTACTGTTACTTCTGTGAGCGAAAACGACTATTCTGCCTTGATTGGTAAGCTAGTCGTTGATGCAAAGAGAGAAGTAGAGGATTCTTATAATTGGGATTGTCTTCGTACTACATTCACTGTCAGCACAGGATCTGGTACATATAACTATACCTTGACAGGTGCAGGAACTAGGTTTAAAATATTTGAAGTTGCTAACGATACCCAAGACTGGTTTATGGAGTATCGTCCTGCTAAGTGGTTTACAGAGCATCTTATTCTTACTACCACACCTAAGCAAGGTAGCCCAGCTTACTACAACTTAAATGGTGTAGACAGCAACGGTGATTCTCAGGTTGATTTATATCCTATCCCTAACTCAACTGAGATTATCAGATTTGATGTAATCAAGCCAGAGGCAGAGTTGTCTGCTAATACTGACACAACTCTGTTGCCTAAGAATCCTATTGTGCTGTTGGCCTGGGCTAAGGCAATTGAGGAGCGTGGTGAGGACGGTGGCATCAATGTTAATAGTCAGTATGCTGTTGCTAAACAGTCTTTGGCTGATCATATCGCTATTGAGGCAGGCCGTAGACCAGATGAAGTTACTTGGTATTGGGTATAATGGCATACGCTAATAAACCGTTACAACCTGTTAGCATTACTGCTCCTGGATTCTTTGGTCTAAACAACCAAGACTCAGGCATCAGTATGAATCCGTCATTTGCATTGACGGCTACTAATGCTGTCATTGATCGCTATGGTAGAATCGGTGCACGGAAAGGATGGGCATATACAACCACTTCCGGTGGCACAAGCAGCAATCCTGAAGTTATATTTGAGTTTAATAATAATGGTACTGCCACCATTATCAGTGCTGGAAACAATAAGATATTCACTGGTGAAACCACCATGACACAGGCTACGGTGCGAAATAGCACTGATAGCGGTAATCTTACATACACCATCACTGACAATGATTGGCAGATTGTGCAGGCCCAGTTTGAGAGTGGTTTAAACCTATCTCCACACGCTTATCTTGTGCAGAAAGCACATCCACCTCTTGTATATCACAAGCTAGGCGCTACTGCACACGCACATACTGGCTCCTTTGGCTTTCAGCGTGTTGGTGACATTGGGGCTGTTCCTCCAGGCTATTCCACAACCACGTTCATGCCTAACTGTGCATTAGCTGCCTATGGTCGCCTGTGGGTTGCTGATATTGATGCTGATAACCTTTCTATTTACTATTCTGTATACTTAGATACTACTGACTTCTCTGGCTCTAGCTCAGGTGTTATTAACCTTGAGCAGGTTGTAGAAGGAGGTCAAAAGATTGTAGCATTAGCGTCACACAATAACTTTCTTGTTGTGTTCCTGACAAACAGTATTGTGTTGTATTCTAATGCAAATGATCTTGGTAGTTTACAGTTAGCAGACATTATTAAAGGTGTTGGCTGTGTTGCTAGAGACTCTGTGCAGAACATTGGCACGGACTTAATCTTCTTGTCTAACAGCGGTGTGCGTAGTCTTGCACGAACAATTCAGGAGAAATCTGCTCCTGTGCGTGACCTAAGCAAGAATGTTAGAGATTCTTTGCTAGCCTTTGTTAAATCAGAAGACCTAGAGAAGGTTCGTAGTGTGTACTATGAGCCTGATGCTTTTTATCTGCTTGTGTTGCCTAGCAGTGGCTTTTCTTACTGCTTTGACTTAAGAACCTTACTTGAGGATGGCTCTAGCAGAGTTACTTTCTGGAACAATATTGATCCGTCATCGGTGTGTGCGACAAAAGATCGTAGGCTTCTGATTGGCAAAACTAACGGAATTGCTAAATACGATGGATACACCGACAATAGCGGAACATATATCTTTAGTTATTATTCTCCTTTTATTGACTTTCAGTCACCGTCTGTGACTAAAGTACTGAAGAAGATTGGTGTTACTGTTGTTGGTGCGTCTAACACCACCTTTGACATTCGTTGGGCTTTTGATTACCAAAGTAACTACAGAAGTTTACAAGTTACAACACCTGCAGCATTGCTGGCAGAGTATGGTGTAGGCGAATACGGAATAGCAGAGTATTCTTCTTCTGTGTTTATTGATCTTGTTCGCAGACAACTTACTGGATCTGGGACAGTGTTGCAAATAGGCATTGATGCCACTATTAATGGGAAACCATTGTCATTACAAAAGATTGATATTTATGCTGTTACTGGAAGGACAATCTAACTTTGAAAGTTAGTTGAAAAATATTAAAGGAGTTGTAAATTGTCAAATTACACGAAAACGACCAACTTCACTGCCAAAGACAGTCTTCCTAGTGGCGACACTAACAAGATTGTTCGTGGCTCTGAGATTGATACTGAATTTACCAATATTGCAACCGCAATTGCAACAAAGGCTGACACAGCCGGTCCTACCTTCACCGGAACTGTGACAGTCAATAATCTAACTGTTAGTGGTACCTTTTCTGGGACAATTCCTGGTGGAACATACTAAATATGTCTTTAGGCCGTTTTTCAACCTCTAGTGTATTCAATGTTCCTACTTCGTCTGGTACTCCATTACCAGCGGCGAATACTGGCGCTACCGCAAACGAAGAACCTCTTGTTATTGAATCTGCTACACCAAGAGGAACATTTGGTGATTCGCAGTATTTGGTTAAAACTAACCAAGGTGACTTTTACTACGTCCCTACTGACTATGTAAATCGTGGTTATGCCACAGATCAGTATCAGTATTTCAACCCTGAGTTCCTTGACAAAGATTTTCTAAACTCTGCTAAACGAGTAAACCTTGATCCAAGTATCTTAGAAGGTAAGCCAATAACATCGTCTTTTGAGAATCCTAATTCTGGATACTTATTTAAGGCAGAGGGTTTTACAGAAAAGATTCCAGACTGGGCTTACTATCATGAATTTGGTTCAGGCCCAAAAGATAGAAGAATTCTTGGTATTAGTGAAGTTCCAAAACAAGGATCAAACTCTCCAGAAGCAGGATTAAAGTATGTTTTAGATGGTGGGACTGATAATCAATTTAGTTTTATCAATCCCGGTGGAATTAGAACAACCAGAAATTTTACTGTTGAATATAGCGGCATCTTCGGCAGTCGAGTGGCAGAAGCACTTGCCAAAGGTGCTCAAGCAATCGGTAAGGTTCCGTTCCTCACGGAATTAACCGCTGCAATCCCTGTTGTTGGGCCTGCTGTTTACGGAACGATCAAGGGAGCACAAGCAGGAGCAGCAGGAAAAGGCCCATTAGAAGCGGCAACAGAAGTAGGGCTTTCGTTGGCT